ACAAATAGTGAAGCAATAGGAACAGCAGCTGGAACAATTACAGTAGCTGCTTAATAGAGAAAGTTTATGAAAACTAAAGTATTAGGATCAGAAGCCGCTTGCGGAACTTCTACAACTAACGGATCAAATTTTGGCAGTGCCACAGTTGTAAGACTATACAACAGTGGTACTACTGCTAGACTCGTATCAGTTGAGACAAGCGCAAACGCACTGATCGGAACATTTACACTAGCAGGTGGTAAGACAGAATTTGTACAGAAAGATGCAAGTGATGAAATCTTTGCCGCTCATGCTGAGGTATTAGGTGTAGGTGTTGCAATAACAACATAGGGAAGATCATGAAAAGTTTTAGAGAATATTTAGAAGAAAGTCAATTAGCTTACGGTGGTGCAGGTCTATCATCAAACAAGATACCATATGATATCGAAGACCCAGCAGTTAAGAACGCCATCAATGCAGTATTAGGACATACAGCAGTAAGCGAATTCATGAATCCTCACGCAGCTATCGGGCAGATAGAGGCAAAATTAGGCCGTTTAGGTCTATCCAAGGTAAAATCCGTTGGAGATATGGGCGAAGTTCAACACGAAGAGTTTGCTGACTCTGGTGAAATGAGTCTACAATTCTCAGCAGGAGAGATCGTAGGTAAGTCAGTCGATACTCCAATGGACGAACTTGATAAAGAAGAAAAGATTTTTGAAGTTGTAGTCAAGTACGAAAAACTTGAAAACAACATGTTCAAAGTCTACGGTTCATTAGTTTAATTGATTGCACCTATATACAGGTGCAACAATTAAATTTTATTTTATATTATGGGTCTTTTTGACAAAATCACAGCAAAAAATTTTAACGCCTATGCAATGAAGCATTACGATGATCCTCAGTGTGAGGACATGGAAGACTTCTTTGAAGACATAAGGCGCTTTCGATATCTTAAACGATTACTACATCGTTACCATGATCTTGGCGAACTTAGAGAACGCCTAATGTTAAATCACATTATATGTTTATTCAATGTCTTTGGATTTGAGGCTTGCATGAGAATGTTAAACTTCAAGATCAAAGAGAAAGAACATTGGTCATCAATCAAAACTATGTTATTATATCTAGAGTATATCGATGGATCATGGATGCCAGATGTGTCAATTGACATGAAATTAGCACAAAGACTCCGTGATCTATAATCAAAAAACATAAATAGTCTTATGGTCAATAGAGTAGTAGACAGTTTAATCGTATTCAGGATTCTTAAGATGTTGACAACACCTTTCAAGAAAACGCCTGCATACAAGTTCGGGTTCATTGATGAGAGAGGTAATCGTATCAAGACATTACCTGACCCTAATAACAAAAATGTAAAAATTGCAAACAATCCTGTCACTGCTGATGAAAAGAATTCACTCACACCACTTCACAGATTAGTATTCAATCTTAAAAAAATCATAGAGAAAGTACCATTTGGTAAATCTGCCTTTGCCTCATATGCAGTTGCATTATTGTTACTGAAAGAAAATACAGAGATGACAGATGATCAAATGGAAGAACTATTTGAAAAGTTCTATAGACAACTCAAAGAAGATGATAAGATCAATGCAGATATGATCAGTGAGAGTATGAGTGTAGGTAAACTTTTTCAAGATAGACCATACAGATTACGAAGACAAATAAAACAAAACTTTGATTACGAAGAATGTAATCATAAAGTTTATCCAGAGAAAACAGAAATTGTCAATGTGACAGAACATGGTGCAGGTTATGGTGTCATGGTCTACGAAGGTTATATCGGTGAAGACAAAGTTCTGTTCACAGCAGAAGATGTTTATTGAAGAAATTACAAAGATAGATACTCTTACATTTGCCTCACAGGTAGATTTAAAGAGAGCCAAATACGAAAAGATAAAAATCTTTGAAGAAGGTTGGGAAAATATAGTTCTTCCTAACCCACCTGCAAACTCATCTAGAGAAACACTACAAGAAATTAAAAAGATACAGGCAGAATATAAGAACGCCTCAGATGATGATAAATTTGCATATAAAATGTGCGATGAAGATGCATCATATTACATCAAAGAAGTACTCAATGAGAATGGTATAGAGTACAATGATGACACTATCGAATACATAGAACAACAGTGTCGACCAGTGATCAAACATTTTAAGAATCATTACAATCGACCAAGACCATATCAGATTGCAGAAGCACTTAATATACCATTCGAAAGATTCGAAACAGAAACATCAAAAACACCATCATATCCATCAGGTCACACTGTACAACCATATGTTGTCGCAAACTATCTAACAAAATTATATCCACATCTCAAGGGAGATTTAAGAGATGCCGCTGACATTTGTGCATATGGAAGAGTGATAGCTGGATTACATTTTCCAAGTGATTATAGGGCAGGTATTATTCTTGCAGACGGCCTTGTTCACTTCCTAAAATTTGATCAATTAAAAGAAGATGCACCTGTAAATTCTACAGGTTCGGCAGTTTCTACAGATCACCCTTTAGTGCATAGTAAAAAGATGTATCGTAGAGATAACGAAAATTACACAAAAGCACTTCAAAAACTTCTGAAAAGAAGATATAATTAATACTATATGTTAAAATTTCTTAACTACTTAGCCCTACTTACCTCTTTAGCAATTGCAGGTATAGCGGCTTACTTTTCGATTATAGGTATGGCAACTATGTTTGCAGGTGCCTACATCGGTACAGTAGTTATGATGTCAGCCCTAGAAGCAGGTAAACTTGTAACGGCCGCTTATCTACATCTGGCATGGGAAAGACTAAACTATCTTAAATATTATCTACTCGCCTCAGTTGGTGTGTTGATGTTGATCACTTCTCTTGGTATATTTGGTTATCTATCAAAGGCAAACATAGAAGTAAATCTAGTAGGTGATGGTAACAATCTAGAGTTATCGATCTTAGATGTTCGTATTGGTGCAGAAGAAGATAAGATAGCAAGACTACAAGAAAGACTCTCAGGACTCGACCTGGTCGTCACCACAGGGCGTCCACAAGACAGAAACTATATCAATAGACAACAGAGAGACGAGAGGGCTCAGATCGCTGAAGATATCGATGCCTCAGTGGCATTGATAACTCAGTACACTGAAGAAAAACTTCCTATCCAGAGACGACAACTTGAACAGGATTCAAAGATAGGACCAATCAAATATGTTGCGGAAGTCATATATGGCGAAGAGGATGTTGTCAAGTATCTTGACAACGCTGTCCGCTGGGTGATTTATGCGCTAATATTTGTATTTGATCCATTGGCTGTCCTGTTATTAGTCTCATCTACAGGTATGATTGCTCGTAGAGTAGAAGAAGAAAAGCCTAAAGTTGTAGAGAACAGATATGTCATACAAGTGCCTAAAGATAAGATGAAAAACATACGAAAAAGGGACTTACAAAAAGACTAAAATTATGATATCATAGTATTCTATGCTATGGTTAGAACGAAAATATTTGTCAATGGTTATGTCAAACTTGGACATGGCCAAATGGGTAAATGACAACACACTAAATCACAGATGTCCTTACTGTGGTGACTCTCAGAAGAACAAGTACAAGTCTAGAGGGTATCATTTCAACAAAGAACAATCGTTTATATACAAGTGCCACAACTGTGGTAAAACAACATCTAGTGTCAACTTTTTAAAAGATCATTTTCCTATGGTACATAAAGAGTACTTGAAAGAATGGTTATCTGAGCAAGGTAAAAAACCAGTACAAAAAATGCCAGATTCTTCTAAATTTAAGTTCACCCCACGGACAGATATTCTAAATACAAGTACAGATGATTTGAAATCAGTTGCAGTGAAAGTTGTAGATAATGCCAAGGCAAGAAACTATCTACTAGATCGAAGCATACCTGAGTTCATGATGAAAAACATCTGGTTCGTAGAGAACTCAGAAGTGTTGTCTAAACTTCATGTCAAGTATAAAGATAGAGTATTAGGCACTGATCCTAGAATCATCTTGCCATTCTATAATGAGAATGGGAAACTGATTGGTGTTACAGGTCGAGCAATCAATGACTCGCCTTTGCGATATCTAACTATGAGGTTTCAAGATGATGTGCCACTCATCTTCAACTTAAATAATGTGGACAAAACTAAAACTATCTATGTGACCGAGGGACCAATTGATAGTTTATTCCTACCAAACAGTATTGCAGTAGCAGGTAGTGACTTTAAAAAGATAAGCGAAGATATAAAAGACAATGCGATACTTATTTACGACAACGAACCAAGAAACAAACAAATTATAAAAAAGATCGAAGAAGTTATCGGTCTGGGTTATCGTGTCTGTATCTGGAACGACAAAAGAATAAGTCAGTTCAAAGATATCAATGACATGGTCAGAAGTGGTTTGTCAGAGAATGAAGTGAAAGATATTATTGATAAATGTACTGTACAAGGTCTCTCAGCCAGATTACAGTTGAAGGAGTATAAACGAGTATGAACTCAGAGATTAGAGTAGTTAAGTCAGATGGCGCCAAAGTTGTCATCGATCTAGATAAAATTCATAAAATGGTAGAAAAGTCCTGTAGAGGCATTACAGGTGTATCAGAGTCATTAGTAGAAATGAATTCTGGTTTACAGTTCTTTGATGGCATTACAACAAAAGAAATACAGAAGATATTAATCAAGTCTGCTAGTGATCTTATTTCACTAGAGTCGCCTAACTATCAATTTGTGGCAGCCAGACTATTATTATTTGCAATTCAGAAACAAGTTTTCAATACAAAATGGAAAGATGCAGAAATCTATCCTACACTTAAAGAGATTATTGAAAGAAACATCGAGTCTGGTGTTTATAATCCTGATATACTCAATGCATATAACGATGCAGAACTCAAGAAACTGAATAGTTATTTAAGACACAGCAGAGATTTTGAATTTACATATGCAGGTTTACAACAGATTGTAGACAAATACTTGGTGCAAGACAGAAGTAGTGGTGCAATATTTGAAACACCACAATTCATGTACATGTTAATCGCCATGACATTGTTTCAAAACTATGGTGAAAAACGATTAGATTATGTAAAGAGGTATTATGATGCAATCTCACAATTCAAAATTAATATACCAACACCGATTATGGCAGGAGTTAGAACACCGCTTAAACAATTTGCAAGCTGTGTGCTTGTCGATACAGGCGACAGTCTCGGAAGTATCTTTAGCTCTGACATGGCAATCGGAAGATATGTCGCTCAGCGTGCTGGAATCGGAATCAATGCCGGCAGAATACGAGGGATTGGTTCAAAAATCAGAGGCGGCGAAGTGCAACATACAGGAGTTATCCCATTCCTTAAAAAGTTTGAAAGTACAGTTAGATGCTGTACACAAAACGGTGTCAGAGGTGGAAGCGCAACTGTACACTTCCCTATATGGCACCAAGAAATCGAAGATATCATTGTCCTCAAGAATAATAAAGGCACTGAAGACAACCGTGTTAGGAAATTAGATTACTCTATACAGTTATCTAAATTATTTTATGAAAGATTCCTCAAGAACGAAGATATTAGTCTCTTCTCTCCTCACGATGTTCCTGGTCTGTACGATGCATTTGGTACAGATGAGTTTGATGAACTTTACGAGAAATACGAGAGAGCGACTTCAGTACCTAAGAAGAAAGTAAGTGCTAGAGAACTTATTACCGATCTATTAAAAGAAAGAGCGGAGACTGGCCGTATTTACATTATGAATATGGATCACTGTAATAATCATAGCAGTTTTAAAGACAAGGTGAACATGAGTAACCTATGTCAAGAAATCACATTGCCTACAGACCCTATCGAACATATCGATGGTGATGGTGAGATTGCACTTTGTATATTAAGTGCGATAAATGTAGGCATAGTGAAAGAAGAAGAAATGGAAGAACTATGTGATCTTGCAGTTAGAGGTCTTGAAGAGTTGATCGACTATCAAGAATATCCTGTAGAAGCTGCCAGACTATCTACTGTAAACAGAAGAAGTCTAGGTATTGGTTACATAGGCCTTGCACATTTCTTAGCAAAGAACAAAGTAAAGTATGATTCATCTGAAGCACTACAACTTGTCCATGATCTTACAGAAAGATTTCAGTATTATCTATTGAAGGCAAGTAACACACTCGCAAGAGAGAAAGGTGCCTGTGGTGATTTTGATAAAACAAAATACTCGCAAGGTATTTTACCTATCGATACATACAAAAAAGAGGTTGATGAACTTGTCAAACCAAAATATAATTTAGATTGGGAAAAGTTGAGAGAAGATATTCAAGTAGTAGGTCTTAGACATTCTACATTGACTGCTCAAATGCCAAGTGAATCATCAAGTGTTGTAAGCAATGCAACAAATGGTATAGAACCACCTAGAGATTATCTATCAGTCAAGAAGAGTAAAAAAGGTACACTGAAACAAATTGTGCCTCAATACTCACACTTGAAAAATAGTTATACTTTATTGTGGGATATGCCCTCTAATGATGGATATATAAATGTAGTTGCAGTTATGCAAAAGTTTTTCGACCAGGCCATATCAGGTAATTGGTCATACAATCCAGAAAATTACGAGAACGGTGAAGTTCCTGTTTCTGTAATGGCGAAAGACTTACTCAACACATACAAATATGGTTGGAAAACTTCTTACTATCAAAATACTATGGATGGTAAAGTAGAAGATGTAATCACAGACCCTAATTCAGCGTCTAACGATTATATTCCACCATTGACACATGAAGAAAGTGAGGAAGATTGCGATGCCTGTGCCATATAATGAAAAAAAGATAGAGTATATAAGACAAAAAGAATCTGAAGAAAAAGGCAAAAAGATCAGAGGTCATACTAACAAAGAGACATGGGCTCTTTGGAAGAATAGATATGTTGTTTTAAGAGACTTTATACCTAAAGACATTATAGAAATGACACTCAATACATGGCAGAGTGTCGAAATGCATCGTAACTCAGGTGATATCTTAAAACATGAGACAAAAGATATCACATATAAAAATCCTGAATCGTCTATTGGTCGATCAAAAGGTGGTTATTGTACACCGTGGGGCAATGCCTTACACAAATATGTACACGATAAACTTGATGATGTGATCGATATGGAATTAGGTATGACTTATTCATATACAAGAAGATATGACAGAGGTGCATATCTTGGTTCACATGTAGACAGGCCTTCATGTGAAATTAGTGCAACACTATGTCTAGGTTATCAAACAGACGATGATACACCATGGCCTATATGGGTCAGAAACGATAAGAACTATTTTTCTTCTACAGCAGAAAGAATTAAGAATGAGAGTCAAGATTTAACTCAAAGAGATCGGTTGAAAAATGGTTGTAGAAAAGTGTTGCTAGAACCTGGTGATTTATTACTGTACCAAGGTCCGAATATACCACACTGGAGAGACTATTTGTTAGGAGACTACAGTTATCATATATTCTTACACTGGTACAATAGACTATCTCAACTAAAAAGTTTACCGTCATGGAGAAAAACAGATAATCATGACGATCTTGATTTAGTTGGTGGTAACAATCATAGTTATCTAGAGTTAGATGGTAGAGAACATCATCTAGCATGTGATAACACTAATAGCCCAGGTTTCGAAAAATTTACTAAAGAGTACAATGAGAACTTACAGGCCTGTAGAATAGGAGAAAATCCAGCATTTGAAAACACATGCAATTATTTTGACGATTTTATTAGGGTAGAAAAATGACAGTTTTTAACAAGAAAAATATAGACTTTACGAAGAACAAGATGTTCTTTGGCGAAGAATTAAATACTCAAAGATTTGATGACTTTAAGTATCCGATCTTTGACAAACTTACACAGCGACAATTAGGTTTCTTCTGGAGACCTGAAGAAGTATCTTTACAAAAAGATAGAGCAGATTATTTACAACTCAACGATGCACAAAAACATATCTTTACATCAAACTTAAGATATCAAACCCTTTTAGATTCAGTTCAAGGCAGAGCTCCATCCATAGCATTTTTACCCTTTGTGACTTTGCCTGAACTCGAATCTTGTATCATTACATGGGACTTTATGGAAACTATCCATAGTAGATCATATACACATATTATAAAGAATGTTTATGCAGACCCTAGTGATATATTTGATACGATTATAGACGAACCTGCAATTATCAAAAGAGCAGAAATGGTCACTGAGAAGTATGACAAATTCATAGAATTAGGAAGACGAAGATTACTTGGCCTAAAAGTCGATGACTATGACTTATACAAAGCATTGTATTTGGCATTGATCTCAGTCAACATCTTAGAAGGCATTAGATTCTTCGTCTCCTTCGCTTGTAGTTTTGGTTTTGGTGAACTGAAACTCATGGAAGGCAGTGCCAAGATCATATCGTTTATTGCGAGAGACGAGGCTCAACACCTTGCAGTATCGCAACACATTCTAAAATGTTACAAGAATCATGAGAACGATAAACTCATGAACAAAGTAATGAAAGATTGTGAGAAAGAAGTTTATGCAATGTACGAAGATGCAGTACAACAAGAAAAAGAATGGGCAGAGTTTCTATTCAAAGAAGGATCAATGATAGGTTTATCAGTACCTCTACTTGGTCAGTATGTTGAGTATATTGCAAACAAGAGATTGAGAGCGATTGGTTTAAATCCAATCTACGATATCTCTAGCGTAAACAATCCTTTACCATGGACTAAACATTGGTTTAACAGTAGAGGTTT